CCTGCCCCCAAAGATGTTTCCAAAGGTATTAATCCTAAATCCTGGTTTCTTAATAAACTACAAGAAGTTGATTCACGTCTATTTGATTATAATCCAAAACCAGGAGAAAAAGGCTACCCAACAATGTGTGGTGCTGTAGATGATAGACAACCTAGTATATTAACTCAGGATCAATACCGCAGAATGATTAAAATATACAAAGATGATGCCGACCTACAATTTGTTGAACTCCCACTACGCAAAGCTGAGCTTCCACCAAAAATTCCAGGTGTTGAACAAATATTGATTCTTAAATTCGGCTCAAACCCAAAAAACCCCAACTATTTTGTTTGCCCGAAATACTATTGCTTATTAGATGAAATTTTAATTAAAGAAAAAGATTTTGAATCAGACAAAGAGCGTGATGGAACAACCAGAAAACCCAAAAATTCTTGTCCATTTTGCCACGGCAAAGCCATTACTGAAAAGAAAGCTGAACCAGGTAAAACAGTATATGTCAGAAAAAACAAACCAAAAACCGAAAAATATCACGCCTATATACAATTCTTAAAATCAACATCTCATCCTGAGGGTTTTATGTTACCTTGCTGTTTTCTAACTCTACCATCAAGAGATCAACTTGATGCGAAATTACGCATTGATAGCCCTCCTTTTGCCCATTTTCAGGAGAAAAAAGCACCAGTTGAATTACCAATAGCAACAAAATTAATGGAAACAGTACCAGCCACTTCTGCTGAAATGGAAGCTGATATAGAAGAAGATGATGGAAAAAAAGCAACTGTTGCCCAACTTTCATTAAAAGAATTTGTCACCTATAATATTGTTAAAGAACTACTTTATAAAATGTATATTCTAGGAACAGAAAAACACCCATTAAATCAAGGGAAAGTCGCAATTCTTCCACCATCGTTAGATCGTTTCTTTAATCAATCCTCAAAATCATTGGTTACTAGAGCAGCAATTACTCAAAAATTAACTCCATCTGCTAATGGATTTTTAAGAATAGGATTAGAAGAAACACCTGGACAAAAAGAAAATTTCTTCAGTGCTCTAGCTCCATTATTAAATCTAAATTATATATCACAAGTTCGGCAATTTATAAAAAATAGAATAACACCCTACAGATTTCTGTCCGCTAATTTTGGTAATTTGGTCAATGAATTTTACAGACCTCAGGATCCTGCCCCATCAAACCTTATTCTTCGTAAATTCACAAATGACCAACTCCAAATCAATTTAACCGAAACAAATACTGAATCCATAATTCGTATATATAATGCCTATAACAATTTTAAACTTTACATAGATGATATAACAAAAACAAAACAGATACGACATTTTCAATCACTTTTAGCCGAACCAGGTCTTTTTACTGAGAGAGGTATACAAATAATTATTTTAGAATATATAGGCACTGATAAAGATAATGAGGTTGAAGGTCCAATTCCCAAAGTTTTCTGCCCTATTTATGGAGTTAGTCCTGATAGACATCGTCGTAACGACATAGCATTTGTAGCAAAAGACTCCAATAATTACTATGAAGTACTCATACACACAAAAAATACTCCAGCAAAGGAAAACGGCACATCACCAACACATATACAAACGTTTCTTTTTCCCTCTAATCGTGCTGGTACTTGGCCATCAGTCGTCCGAGAACGTGTTCAGGAATATTTTAGTAACTGTGAATCAACTTACAGATCCATCTATACACAACAAGAAGACTTAATAACAAAAACAAAGGCGATTATACCAGTAGGACAAATAGAATTTCTGACAAAACAAACAGTAGAAGGAATAATACGTGATTCCTATAATCATGTTATTGGTGTGACATTTAACTTGGTGAAACCCAGGAGAACTGTAAATTTATCAGATAGTGGTGGTGTACTTGAATCAAAAGAAGCAGATATTGAGGATGAATTAGAAGAGGAGGTAGAAGGTGAAAAAACAAATGAACTTATTATAATTCCAACAATTGACGATGGTTCATTTCTAGAACGTTATATACATTTTGGCTGGGAAGATTGTAATCCATTGGCAAGCTTAGAAGATACAATAATTTTCTATGAGTCATTTGTTGAATCCTATTTATCCCTATACCCTGGATATAAACCAAGGTATGTTTATCATCAAAGAGATGATGGTTTTAATATGATTGGGCTTTCAAATGGTATTAGAATTCCATGTGGAATACCTAAAACATCTGGTGTTGAATTTACTGAATTTTTACGTCTACATTCCCTACAAATCCAGGAATACACAGCTATTGATGGTATGACTCCTGAAACGTATATAAATCATATTCTTGGAGAATCGGCAAAATGCGGTAAAGACGAAGATTTACAAAAGGGTATGACCTCCTTAGAATTGGATGAAATTTATCAGCATTTTCGGATGACATTCGCAAATTGGCTTACATCTGATAAAGCAGGTCCCGTGGTTCGTGAAGATGTTAATAAAATAGTGTTTAGCCGAAATCTACCAGAATATGAAAAGCGAAAGCGTCTTCAAATCAAATTAGCATCAACTATGGCAACATGGTTAATAGCAGATGATGAACCTCTGACATCTCCTGAAGGATTTTTAAGAAGAGATTGTACTCTTGAACCGAAGGATAAATGTTCTGGAACCTGCAGATGGATTGAAAGTAGTGGTGAATGTAAACTTCATATACCTACAAAAATGCCCCTAGGAACACAGACCAAAGTAAGTAGTGCTGAACTTTTTATTCAGCGCATTATTGATGAATTAATACGATTTCCAGCACGTCGTCAACAAATACTGAAGGGCAAGGTAGGTAGACTAGCTGTAGTATTGAATCCAAAACATATAGGGGATCAGTATATTGTTCCTGAAAATTCAGTTACTTGGTTGGAACTTCTGCGATTGGATTGGGCTAAAGTTGAACCTGAAAAACCAAGGTTTTACGAGGAAATAAGCGCAAGTGATTTAACCAAAACTGAGGTTGAAAAAACATCTGAGGAGTCTCAAGAAAATAGAGTGCCAGATATACTTTTATCAAAATTAGGATCTGTAGATACTTCAGGTGTTTCTTTATCCAATCTCGTTTTTATTAAGAATCCACGTAGTTCAGATGGTTCACAGACTTTGGATCCTTTACTTAATATTATAGGTACGTCAATAAAAGAGGTGGGGCTTGTTCCTAAAAATCTAACATTGAATGCTAAAGTATTAGAAAAAATAATGATGCTTACACAGAAAACTACAGGAATAATTGATATGCGTCAAGAGCCAATACGAATAGAATTCTCAAGAAATTATAGCGATCCTTTTGGTCCAATTTATGTGTTTGGAGTATTGCCAGATAGTACAATTGGATTGATAGGTAATTCTGATGAACGACCATATTTTACGAATACAACCCTGCCAACTACATTGAAAGTTGTATGGCAGAGAGCTCCTGGATTAATAAAAAAACCAGCTAGATCGGAGGGAGGTAGTGGTACAAGGAAATTAAAATTTGCCATTTTGCCATAATTCCCATTACACAATTATTATACTAAAAACGAATCATTAGTTTATTATCCCCATCGTTGTCCTCGCTGTCACTATCATTACATCGTATAGGTAAAATAATAGCCTGTTTACATCCTTGTTGAACAGCTCTTCGCCGACATTCAAACATATCCTGTACTTCATCTTCAAGAATATTACACCGAATACGAACATAGTTTGGATTATTAGGATGAAGAATAACTAAATATAGTTCAACAGCTTCAATACCATAATATTCTTTTAATATCCATCTATAAACATTTAGCTGCAGAGAATACTGCCAGTAATTACAGTTATCTAGGTGATCTAAAGGTGGATAGCCTTTTTCACCGCGAAATCCCTCTGATTTAATTTCTTTTGATCGTTTCCAATCATAAATAACATATTTTCCATCCGATTTTCGCCGAAAGACACCGTCAATTTGACCAGCCAGTAAAATATCCTCAACATATACTTCCCATTCCATGCGATAAGGCTCCAAATCATCACCCCTTTCTCTCCAAAAATTCATAAAATACTGATATTCCTTTGTATCCTTAACACCTTGATGTATAATATCATGGGCTCCATTAAGAAACTGTTCAATAGCTAAATGCATTGCTGTTCCAAGACTAGAAGCTTCTTTACCATTTGAATTCCAGGATTCTTTTATCTGTTCAGCAGTCATTCCCCAGTTTTTATGGGTCGGATTCCAACGGGGTCCGTTCATCATTTTCCGAATTGTAGCATCGGCATCAAAATGTGGAAAGAATTCATGAAGAAACTTAGTACAAGAAATAATACCTTTTGATGAACCCTTTATAGTGTAGATGTGAGTAGGTTCATCAAAAGTTATAAAAACATCCCGTGGATGAGCATTTTTTATAGCTAAAGTTTGCCAAGATTCGGGCGGCATATTGCTATTTAAAATAACTACAAATCCTTAAACCCTAAAATCCTAAGAGCTATAGTTTGCCACTTTCATTATAGTCCTACCAATTTTATTTTCACCATTTATACGCCCATCTGCTGTTAATCTACCACCTAATTCCTCCACAGTTCTTCCAGGAATATAAAATAAGAGATATTTACCTTCAGTGCGAGCTGCCTCAACAATTTTATGAAATTTATCATCACTGGTCCATCGAACACCAACAGCATATTCAATCTCAGCATCTTTTGCTACATTCCATGCTGCTTCATTCAAACTCTTGACTTTTAGTCCATTCAATGTTCTCTTACGAGTAGCAGAAGGATAATAAAGAGCACGTACAGCTTCAATCTCTCTCTTTTGTATATCATGTAATACATCAGGAGTACGAGCAGAATCTCTTGCTTCCTGAAGATATGTTTGATGTATTGAACCTTCCTTGGAAAGTAGTGAACGCGCAAGATCTGGTTTTCCAGCAGCAAGTTTCAGGAATTGTGCTGCTAAGTAGTGATCAATAGATGGATATATAATATAACCATCCCTTTCTGGAATATCAAATGGCCATCCTGGATCAAGACGACGGGGAGCATCCTGTATATCTTTAATACTAGTATCCTTGAGTTTCTTATTTTTAGCCATAACTTCCAATGGAGCATCAAGATAAAACTGATACACCTGTGCTTTCAGGTACTTTCTGCCCTCAATTGAAGAAGCCGATGCAGCAGCAGCAGAAGTAGCAGGTAATTCGGCAGCAAGAGCAGGAGGTGCTGCCTCACGGACACTTACCGTTTTACCTGTTGTATTTGCGGCAGCAGCTACTGCTGCTGAAGCCACAGCTGATACTGGAGCTTCAGCTTCTGCAGCAGCAACAGCTCCTACAACTTCCGCCCCCCGTCGTTGAAAGATAAACCATCTATTAAGAAAGCTAAATGTCTTAACATCATCATCCATTTGGAATTTTCTACCAAGTCCCTCAGCCATTTCAAAACTTGCTCCAAACATATTTGTGCTAAATTTCAATCCCGCCTCACTCATCTCAGTTTCATCCAAAAGTTCAAAACCAATATCACGAAGACGTCGCATTAGATATGTAAAATTCACCAAATATTCAACATGAGGAGTACCAATAGTAATAAATTCTACATCAATAGGCATTCCTAGTGAAGTTTCATCAGCATCAAAGGAATCAGCAGAATATTTTTTAGTTATACTCCAAACAATCTCATCGCCCACCTTACCAATCCTATTTCCTCCTTGGCCTATTCCGCGAAGATAATTGAAAACCGCCTCACCATCAAAGCAACACCCAGCAAAATACCCACCCTCTTTAATTGTTGTAGCTAGATTTCCTAAAAATCCGTCTAGAATTTCCTTATTTTCAAAGAAATAGTGGAGACTAAACATTGCAACTCCACAATCAGCACCATTACGAAGGCGACCTGCAACTTCTGTTTCAATATATTTTGGAACTGTTGCTTCAACTTCTGCTCTACCAAAAACAGCGCGAAGAATATCACCTTCCTCCTGTGTTCCCCCTGCCAATCCAGTTACAATATCCTTACTTGAGTCAGCAATTGAAAATACCATTTGAGCCACTTTATCCCTTCCATTATTAATAAGAGTATCCATATAACGACGATAAATACCATTATTTTTATCCCGAATATTATCACCTGCTTTATCAAGACCTAGAACAAAACTAACACCACCACGTCGCCAACGCTGTAAATCAGCACCTTTGCCACACGTGTAATCAATCAAAGATACTCTACGTTTGCGAAGAATGGATCTGTATATAATCTGTTCTTTGATGTATTTATTGTGAAAATTGCGAAGACCACGTACAACCATTAAATCTTCATCACTTGCCTTGCGATCATAATATTTTAATCCAACTTCAGCAGTAGATCCTGTACCTTGAGGATGCATAGCCCGTTCTTCGGCTTCACTTGGTGAATCAGAGCCTGTGCTAATCATATATTGTGTTACTGGATCATGAATAGAGTTCCATACACTCTCTGCTACTTTTTCGCTATTTAATGTACGTTCAATGCGTCCTCGCATAAGGCGCTCAGTCTTGTCATGGCGAATACGCATGGGAATCCAGCGCCATCCCTGAGGTCTTGTTGGATCATATCGCATCTCGACAATTGATCTATCACGAATAGCCTCTCCTTCCTCAGTTACTACAAATTCTTCCCCCGTCTCACTATCAATCTCAACAGTATGGTAACATGTGCTGGCCATAGTATCAGGAAATTCCTGTGGTGAAAAGAGGATTGGTTTATAGACAGCACCAGCTGCTTGAGCTCCTCGTCTAGGACCATCAGGAAGCTTAGCCATATTTAGAATAGTTGCCCTCGGATCTTCATATGAAATATCTTTTGAAGAACCTACAAATAGGCGCATTATCTTATAACGAATAGTCTCTCCTGTCGTTGGATAAACACCAGTAACAGTACGATCTATTGTTGGAATATCAAGATCTTTTTCATAAGTTACAAGGAAGTCAACTGTATTCTGATTAGAAGGTTTCCATTTAAATTGTTGAGGGAAAACTTCACCTGGACGAGAAGGAAGTGGTAGATTATTAGGAGTTAAAATAAGACCGTCCGTGTGATAAATCATAGGTGTATTAAGAATACGTGAACAGTGTGCGAAAATTTCAAGGCTCTCAGGAGTCGTAGCAGATGTCGCTCCACCAGCAAAATAGAAATTTTTGATCGAGATCTGTAGACGATTATTATCCGTCACTAGTTTGGAAGTAATTTGTTCAGTACGCACCCAAAATTCCATCCAATTCTTTAAAGTATTATATCGCGTTTCCTGGTCAGGATTTACATCCCAGAAAGGTAGTCTGCTTACATCCCTTGTCTCTCCTGAAGAATTACTAACCACATAAATATCAAATATCAATAAAAGATTGATGGCGCGTCCTTCTTTATCCAATGTAACCCATTCAGCATCCAACAAACTATTTTTACACGCCCCGTTACGAAGACCAGTGCGATAGACATTCAGGCCCATATCAAGCATATACAAATCTCCGTCTTTATCAACAAATGGCATAACACGAAGACCATCGGCTTTATCCGTTACATTGTAATTCCCCCGAATATTAGGTATTTTATCTTCATCCTCTAGATCCCCAGGGCGCACATAAATCATATTCTGTTTCTCTAGAGTTACAGGTGGAACTCCTCGGAATTTGTCGCTTTTTACTAGATTACGATATTGGCGCAATACCTCAGAACGAACTGAGTTGCGAACCAAAATAAAATTCTTTTGAATAGCACGAAGAATTTCACCTATTCCACGAATCAGGGCACGCTTGGCATCGTTAGCATTCTTTGTATCTTCTCCGCGCACCAATTCAACCTCTATTTCATACACAGGTGGTTGACGAAATAAGTCTTTCTCTCCAAAACTTTTTTGCCAGATAAATTTTCCATCTTTGCGAGGTGTCATTCGTACAATTGACATATCAATAACAACTCCTTGACTCGCATAAGACCACCTTTTAATCAGGCGAAATGCTTTACGCTGTTGAGGCCAATTAGTAATTGTATCACGAAGTCTAAAATCATCTTGCCCAAGTATCAATTCACGACGAAGTTTAATTTTAGTATCATACTCTGTTAAGAACAGATTGGCCTCCTCACGTGTTGTATCCTTAATCATTGCCGTAAATGGCTTACTTGTTAGAGTATCATCCTTACAGTATTGTTGAATTGTACCAAGACCAGTAAGAGTGATACGCACTTGATTTGGAGTTATAATATTAAGACGATCCTCTTGTGGTCGTGCCTGAAACCCTTTTGCCGCCAATCTTTTTGCTACAGCTAGAAAGATTGTGCTATCAATGTTGGTTCCATCATTATTTCCACCGAATGTTGCCTCCAATTCTTCTTCAGAATGTTCTGACCAGGAGGCAAGAAGAGAGTCCAACTTTCTATTTTCGTTGGGTGAAATCTCCATATCTATTAATCTTACTGAAAAACCCTTATACTACTTGATTCAATTTCTAATTAATTTTAATTAATAATTCAATCAAATTTAGCTAATCATACTCCATATACAACTTTTCCAAGACCGGTTGCTGTTTCGCATACAGCAAGTTTCTTAGCCAGAGCATCCTTTTTCTGGCTAGTATCAATTGTTTGTCCAAAAATTGTTCCACGAATTTTTTCAATAATTTCAATCTTTGTCATATTTGGATCAGTAATTGGATAATCAATAATCCAATTAGATTTAATTACCTGATTCTGGAGCCAATCATACAGATTATTTTTAATGTTTGAATCAGTGGCTTCTAGAACCCATGTCCCGTTCAAATCAGCAATATATGTCGGCTTATCTGAAACCCAACTACCTGGATTTGTAGAAAAGAATACGTGCGTTTCCTCCTTTTCATCTTCATTATTACTTACAACCTTATGAATCCAAATAATTTGTATATCTAAAATATCTGGAATAATTCTAGCAAATTCAAATGTATTTGCTGTATCAAGTACACCCCGTTCACTCATGAGTCCATGAATCCAATCCTGTATCTTCTTTTTCTTTCGTATATATGGTCCACCCAATACTCGGGAATCCAAAGTATCTTGGAACTCAGTGGCAAACTCTCTTCTTAGACTATTCGCAAGAAGTACAGGGGCCTCGCGGAAGAGGGGGTTTTTTATCCAGACCATAAGTGAAATAAGTCCAGCAGGTTGAACATGAATTAGACGCATCCCTTTTAATCCAAACGCATTACAATTATCTTCATTATTTAGTATATTATGTTCTCTCTCATTTTTAATTTGCGAGGGAGCATAATTTTTTAATTCACATGATTTCCATGGATTATCTCTGATAAAATCAACAAGCTGATTAAAAGACCAGTTTTGATGAATTTGTTGTTTACCAGTAAACGTGGATCTTGACATGGATACAGTTGATTCCATTTTAAATGTTCTATAATGTATATATTTAAATCCTTAGGCCATTTCATCAATTACTGCATAATTAACATCATTACTGGTAGTTACACATTTACCCCCATCCAAAATATCATGTAATTTCTTCATTCTCTCCTGATCCTCTTGCCGAGTTGTTAATACAAATTTCATAAAACTTTCCATTTTATTAAATGTTTCATCAGATAATGCCATAACATCAAAAAAAATACCATTTGAATTTTCAGTAAATGAATCACCAGAGTTCTTTAGAATTTTAAACATATCAATCTGTTCAGATTTAACGAGAAGATTTATATTATCAAAAAACTTTTTACGCTGTTCATATTTTGATGACATTTTCCCTAATTTATCCGTACTGAATACCAAAGATTTTTATTACGCATAAATATTTCAACCGACCTAATCCTAATCATTTGATTTTGATTCTGGAACACCTCCACTAACGTCATTTAGTCTACCAAGAAACAGGGCACTAACTAGGATAAACATATCATTCACCTGATATTTACTTTTTTTAAGACTTACACGAATTTCATCACCAATTTCAACAGATTCAAATTCATCGTTCCCCAGATGTAAATCACGAGGTACAATAATTCTAAGAGCATTCTTGTATTCAGCATATAATCCCATTTTATTTTTACGAATTACCTTAGCAACCACCTCAAGATCCTCAACTGAGTTTATGACTTTTGCTTCAGCTTTACAATAATAAATAGTATCTCCCGTAAAATTTCCAGCCTCATAATAACCCATAGAACGCGATAGGATTTTTAAAGAATCAGGGACAACAAATCCATGTTCTGAACATTTTCCTTCAATATTTTTACTCAACTTTTCAACAATAATTTCATTAATAGATGAAGTTGTAATTAAGTTAGTATCCTTTGGAGTCAGACTAATTTTTCTTTCAAAAAGTGCAGTTGTCTCCATTTTCTATTATAAGAGCTTTTTCTTTATACTATTTAATCAAATAAAAATATCAATTTTTATGACGCTTTGGTGTCTCAAATATTTTATTCATCCATGTCTTCAATCTTAGGAGCAACATAGTTTACAATTTTACTGCTCTTTCCAAATGAATAGGAAATTTGGATAGGACTTCCATGGGACATTTTAATATGTACTTCTGGACTAACACTAGTTCCTTTCAGAGCCATCAACATATATTTAATAGGATAGGATTGCTGAATTTCACTTACATTGTTAGTAGTCTGCAAAATACCATCTTTCCAGGCACGTTCTCCTTTTCCATAATCACCTTCCACACGAATTTGGAATTCATTATTTTCAATTCCAAACATTACTGAATCTCCAAAGAAACTTAAATCACGAACTGTACAAAGAATATCACTTGATTTTTGAATAATTTCACCTTTATAAATCATTTCAGGAATATTCATTGAGTCTGTATCAATATCCAATAAGGGTATTTGGAAATGAGAGCGCTTTTTGTTATCTGAAGACACAAGTGTTACATTAATTGTAGCATCACTGTCACTTTTAATAAAGAATTCCAAACTATCTTCATCATCTACAGTTCCTAGAAGTCTGTTTAGAATTACCATATCAATACCAGTAGTTATACTCTCTTTAATATGATAAAAGATACAATCATTTTTAGAAAGAAACATATTTGAAAGGGCAACATGACTTGCGTCCATTCCTTGAATACTAATTCCTTCTTCAATCCAATCGATGTTTGTTTGAATAATAATATTCTTAACAGCTTCAATGGCATTTTTTAGAAATGATGCTTTTAACCATTTAGCATGAATATAATATGATTTATTTGGTGACAGTTCTCCGTTAACTAAAACAACTTCATTTTTTGACAATTCACTCGTAGATTCTGTCGGTACTTTGCTAAGACCGCCACCACCGCCACGGACAGTTTTTGGTTCACGAGATTTCTTGAGTTTATCTGCCATTTCTATACTTTAAATACTAGAAGTATAGTGAAAATCAATTCAATTTTATTATACTTTTATCCATTGTGTGAACAATCATATAATTTATCTAGTATGTTCCTTTATGTCCTGCAATCATCGCCTCAACACTTTTATAAAACCATATTTTATTATCTAAACCAACCTTCTCCAAAAATCGTAAAGTAATTTCAATAATTGTACATGCTTTTATTGAGCCTTTAATATCTCCCCGCAGACGGGTATTCCATCTACCAAATTTATCTCCATGTCTATTCATTGTATCAACCAGCATATCTATTTTATCTAGATGCGCCTTCATAGTACTTACAATAGCACATTCACTTCCACGTCCAACCTTATCACCTTTGTTTGGCGGAGGCGAATCGGTTTTAAATACAAATTGACCTTTTTTTGGTGACATAAATCCATAAAGAGCACCAGTTTTTTCCCTAAAAATTTCAGAACGTTTATTCAAATTACTATCTTTATCGGCTTTAATTGTATCTATAACAGATTTAGGACATGGACGACCATCACAAAAATATAAAATATTACCATCACGAGGATTAACAGTAATATACACATCTATAGATCCAAAACGACGGTAACATGAACCAAATCTCTTACGAGCCCAATCAGGATGCTTAAATCCAGCGTCAATTTGCTCCTCAAAAATCAACCAAGATTCAAAATAAAGATCGAGAAGTGCTTCTTTGAGCGCAGAAGGATTTATGGCCCCAGCTGCACGCCAATATTTCACAAAGTCAACAGTGTAGCCGATGACCTTATTACACTTTTCAATTAATTGGCTGTTTCCGCCTGAAACATGTAATATCCATTTTCCAAATTCGGGATTATCAGGTGTTCCTTCATAAGAATGATCAATTATTTTATTAATCCATTCCTGTAAAATATTCCATGGTTCATTATAATTATACATTTCTGTGATTGGTGCGGCGGCGGCGGCAGCGATGGTAGCAGCGGTGGCACTAGCACTAGGAATAACTAGTGGAACTCTATCAATGACAGATAGACCTAATTTTGGTATTTCCATTATTTTACCAATATATTCATCTCGCTTAATAGGAAATTTTGCAGAGCGAATAGCCAGAGGTATACGAATATCTGATATACTATATGGCTGAAATATATAATATGTATTACAATATCTTACATATCCTTCCTGACCATTTTTCGATGTCACACTAAAATTCTTATTATCCACTACCTCTTTCAACAAATTTATATAAGCAATACCAGGTACATCATTAAAAAAATTAAGAAAATCCTCACGGCGATAAAAAGTTTGTAAGGCAAAAAGTTTCCTTATTCTCTTTTTTAATTCACTAATTTTCCACTTGGCAGCATATTCGTCATATGTAACATCAGAAGATTCAGCCAAGTTTATATCAACTTGAGGAATACATTTATAATCACACTCAATCCAATCACACACAGCAGTATAATCCATATCACGTATTGGTACACTAGCACGTCTTTCCCGTTGTCCGTCAATAATATCAATGGTATCAATATCACGAATTAATATGGCATCATGATTCAAGTTACAATCAATAGCATACTGTTTCATAACACGACTAACACGCCCTACCTCAACAGCCTTGCGATAAGCAACTCTATAACTATACAAATCCCCTGTTTCACGGACTTGACCCATCGTTCCTGGCGGAAGTACAGAGGCATACATATAAACAGTTGTATTCCGTTTTTCAGGAGGTAATGCACTATGGCTACAAAAACGAATACCACGGCCTATAATTTGCTCCATACGATTTAAATGGTACCAGCTGTCAAGAATATGTTCTTCGCGTATAAATTTAAAATCAACACCTTCCGCCGCAACCTGTGACCCTATTATGATTTTAATAATACGTCCATCAACATTCTTTGGATCTCTTTCTGCGGAGATATTAGTGGCATTTTTTCCTCCTAACTCTTCATCTCCTGTGACAATAATATAATGCGCTGGGATAAATTCATGGTCTTGTGTACCACCAGTACTGTGATTTGTTTCTCTAAGAGGACATAACGCACATTGTCTTCCACCAGAAGATTGTATACTAGCATTCAATAGTTTTGTTTTTCGTCCATATGGCGTGTAGCCATTTGCTTCAAGTACCATTGCGAGTGGTAATGCGCCATTATTAACATATCGTGTATAGGCAAATACCACACCTTCAGCACGTTGAGCATGTTTCAAAAAGAATTCATATTTGGGCGAATAATTACCTATCATTTCTTGCGATAACCACCGAATAGAACCAGATTCATTTGATATAGGGGTAAATCTCGCCTCAGATCCAGTGTTTGTCCTAGTAAAATGGAGTCGCCACGCCAGAGCAGCAAAGCGATCTCTGATTGAAACATTGCGACCTGTAGGAACTGGCATAACAAATGATCCAGCCGCAACAAGTGACTCAACCTGTAAATAATTTAGACCACCCATGGTTTGTGGTAAGTTTTGAATAGCATCCAAGGTTGCTTGAAGAGCATCACCTTTTAATGGGATTGGTACAATAGGCAGACGACCCACAAATTCCATTTCTTCATCAGGGACAACTGTTCCACGGGGATTTATACGTGGATATTCTTCACGGGATATTTTTGGAACACCCAGAGGAAATAGACGCAAAGGAAAAGATGCAGGATTTTCTCCTCTCATAAAACTAACATATCTTTGAGCAACTTTACCAAGTCTCTCTTCACCTCCTGGCCTAAAAGTTCCATTACGATTAAAAATATCTGTTTCAACTAAGGTTGCCTTTTTGTCATTCATTAATAGAAGATTAAACAGAAATATTATTTCTCTGTAGGTATTATACATTGGAGTAGCAGTTAAACATGCTAATTTCATGCCTTCAACATTCATTAGTAATTTTTTAATAAAAGGTGTCAGGCGTTTACCTTGTTCAGCCGCTGTTTTTTCAAGTATTCCTCCAGCAGGAGCATCCGCTCCTCTTCCACCTGATTCTACTCCAGTATCAGAACTACCGTCATTATCAATTTCTGATGATTGTTCACTTTCATCTCCAATTTCAGGTAATATTCCAACATCACGTAAGTTGTGGACTTCGTCAATTATAAGTAATCGTCCACTGAATTCCTGATTCAATATTTTGTATTCCATTTCTGTTCTTTTCTCATCCGTTGTTCCAGGTGGTATACGTTTTAATAGATCGCGAATATGGTTTGCAAATTGTATGTATCCATAAATAGCATAGCGTCTGTCTATTATCTTGTTTATCCGCCGTTGAATCTTATCCTTATCTCTTTCTAATGTAACACCAGCAAATCCCAAATAAGAATCACCTGTACATTGAATAGCTGTATTAGGTTCATCGCCTTCTCCAATTTTTACACGATTTATGTCAAATATAGTTCTGTAAAATCCAGATTGAATGGTTGGAGGAGCGACAATAATCACCTTAGAACGAGGAAATGTATCAAGCCATGATTCGGCTATTTGAATAGCAGCACAGGTTTTACCTACACCAACACCATGATATAAAAGCATGGACATATAGGGACTTCTTGGGCTCATAAAATTTGCTACAAATCTTTGAACAGGTGTTACCTCAAATTCATCCGTAGTTGTACATACATCACGAGAAGGTTTCCAAGTTGTCTGTTTACTTTCAGCAAATTCCCTATGTTTAAGTAGTTTAGGAATAAAAAGTGGATCTTCCAAGCTTGGATATGCTCCACTAGATTGTTCCCAGTTATCTTGAAATTCTGTTGGAAAGAGACGTCGCTTCTGTAGTTCTTCTAGAAGTTGGTCTCTTTTATCAAAATCTGTTTCAGTATTCCATAAATCTAGAATCTCAGGATCTGTAAGTGTGCCTAGTGAGCTTTCTGCACTGGGGGCAACAGATGCCATACCTAATTTTATTTATATTTTCCTATAGCATGACTAGACACTTGTCTGTTTCAGAAGACGGTATCGTGGGCAAGGTCAGTGTAACAGACTTTTCTATGAATTTTTCATTATTACTTTCATTAATGTTTTTCTTATATTTTTTTTCCTTATCTGATGTAATCTGTTCAGGAAAGAATAGGCTTCTTTGATTGGTGTTTGGAACAAATGGTAAAAAATTTTTCATTATTTTCATAACATTAAGTAATATTTCTCGTTTTTCAATGTTATCAGGTCGTATTTTTGCCAAAGCCTGATCATGAGTTAGCCACTTAATATCACCAATTTCCTTAGACATTGTTTCATTATCATAGTTCATAGAAACATTAATATCAGGATAACACACGGCTATATAATATTTGTGACAATAATGTACGTGATTAGAGCCGAAAAATTTTTCAGTTACTGGCAAAATATTTTCCATAATACGAAATGAATTTCTTTGGAGTCCTGTTTCCTCAACAAATTCCCTAACAGCACATGAAATATCATTTTCAAGATAGTTTCTTCGGCCCTTTGGAAATCCCCATTCTGGCTCAGTCCATGATGAGCGATTTTTCTGAATAATTCCTGGCAATTGGCTACGAATTTTATTATATCTTGCGAGTGAAAGCTCAAATTCGGAACGATGACTTCTACTAGCACGACCCCATACACTTTTCCATAAACCCTCAAAATCCAGAAATAAAATTCTTTCCTGTTCTGCTATTGTCATATTGCGAAACATTCTTTCAATATATGAAATGTCTGTGATATCATATTTACCTCTTATAAATTCCACAAAATTTAACGAATCTTTACGTTGAATTAGTAGAAATTGTAGGCTACATGTTTCATCAACACCAGTTACTAATGATTTAGAAGAACAGAGTATCTTTGATTTTCTATCAAGATCATCTGAGCTGTATTTAACTGCTATGATTCCATAACTCATAACTGGTGATGTACAGTCTCTAAACAAATGTCCTTCATAACCACAATTTGAACAATAATCATTTGAATTATCCTTTTTATTCATTCTACTTTTAAACAAAAATTACTTGTTTTAAATTATTATTCATTCTTTAGACGATGGTGGCAAATCAACTTAATCGTGTATCCTTTATTCAAAATATAATTCAAATATATTTTTAGACAATGATTATTTCACCTCAAGTATGGGGGCCTCTTTTTTGGCATGTAATTCACATAGTAGCATTGAGTTATCCAATACAAGAACCAAGTTACGGTGTTAAACGTCATGCCAAAGAATTTTTTGAATCATTGGCATCACTCATACCTTGTCCTGTCTGTAGAGATCATTATACAGAACATCTTAAAAATAATCCTATATCAACATTTTTAGATAAAAGAGCTGATTTATTCCGCTGGACAGTTATGCTTCATAATGAAGTAAATAAAACTCTAGGAAAGTCATATGTATCAGAACAAGAAGCAGTGGCATTTTATAAAAAACTTGGTGAAAGAAATCGTTCACCAGTATGGACATCTGAAGATTTTAAGGAAAGAGATATGCGGTCATTTATCCAGGGTATTACATATGGTTTTGTAGCAGCAGGAATTATAGGGGGGCTGGTTTACTTTACAACTCAATATAAAAGTTAGACCATTTGCCTGTTGACAATGGCTAATAAACTATTTTCACTTACATTTTCAATATTTTCAATATTTTCAATATTTTCAATATTTTCAATATTTTCAATATTATTTACTAAAAAGTAATTAATATGGAAATTCCAAAGTAATTTAATTTAGTTATAAGCGTTAGGTAATACCCAAGAAAACAATGAGTTTTTTAGGTAATTTGGGACAAAGAATTCTTCCACCTGGCATGCTTCAAAGTGCTAACAATGGAATAAATCAGCAAGCATCTTCTTTAGAAAGAACATCAACATCAGTACTTCAGTCCTCCAGCTCTATAAACTGGCGGGCGATTCTGATATATCTAATAATTATTATAATTATAGTATTTATCTTTCTTTTGCTTATCGATAGATTTATAACACCTGTTTTTAAATTCAAGGCAGGTGGTCCCGGTTTTATACCCATACCCAGGAGAGATGATGGGACATTATTATGGCAATTAGAATCATCTCGTACTGAAGATAAAACTGTGATAGCTAATATGGCCTACAATTATACATTATCACTTGATATTTTAATACAAAATCCAGCTGTATTTTCCTCTGGTCCAAGAGTTCTATTTTGGAGAGGTCCACCGCTAAACTATTCTGAAACATCGGTGACAATGTCATCTCTACCAGGAGATTACAATCTTGCAATTTATCTATCAAAAGACACTAATGATCTGACTGTTAGTATTATGAACTCATCTACTAATTTGATAGGTAGCAGTGTAAATGCCACACTGGCAAATGTCCCAACATTGAAACCGTTTCGCATAGTCATTGTTGTTATGGATAGATTATTTGAAGTCTATATGAATGGTCGCTTAGCAATAACAAAACCATTATTATCACCTCCTAGAGCATCTACTCAGTTTTTCAATCCTCCAACACAAACATCATCTATGGCAGCATCCTTACGTAATTTACATGTATGGGCACGTCCTCTAAATCCATCTGAAATAAGAGACATAGAACCATCACTATCAAAATTTACGAATATTGATTCTACAATGTCCTCTTGCTATTCCCCAACTAACGTTATTAATAATTTAATAAAAACTGCCGATAGTCTAAATTTAAGTCTAAATGTTAGAGAATGAATCTTGTGATTGGTTCAATATTTTTTATATTTATTTTATTTATATCACTAAGTATATCATATTATATTTACACCTATAAATCCCCTCCCAAAGATTATCTTCCAAAAAAAACATCTCTCGCGAAAACAACAAATGTAGGTACAACTGTTGATTTAACAAATAATTTTTTTAAAACCTCATCTGCTACATTTATGGGATTCTTCAAGTTAAGTCCAGCAGAACGAACACCTAATATTGATGGCTCTATGAGTACTCTTGTAAATTTAGGTAGTGTAATTGTTCTTGAAACTTCACCAGTTCCTAGTAAATTTTACTCAGAAGCTCGTAATTCTTATAATCAAGTGAAATCATCCGAATCTACGACAGCACAATTACGGGTGACTACGATTAATAATGGTCAATATACTACGGAAATAATCCCACTTCCAAGTATACCTCTACAAAGATGGATATGTATTGGTATATTGAGAGATGGAAGAAGATTGGATGTAGTCTATGATAATAGAATTGTAGCATCAAAGAGACTTGTAGGTAGTTTTATAAATCAGGCATATGGTCCTGTAGTTGTTGCCCCATCTGGCGACGAAAGTAGAACAAAATTTATTGGAAATTGTATACATTTTTTTATATTACCTGATAGGCGAACAATTTATGAATTTAATAATCTTAGAATGGAGTTTGTTAATACAAATAATGAAGTAATACTTGATGATGTGTCAATGCCTATTCCAGGTCTTTCATTTCTACCATCCTCTACATCCATATTTAAAATGACAAACAGTCTAGATCAACCAACTGCTCCTCCAAATGATACAATGAAAGCTTGGTCAAGTCCTTACGAATAAAATTATTACAAGAAAATCTTATTAAAGTTCAGATATAGCCATGAATGCTATTGCTAATATTTTAGTATTATTTATACTTCTTGTTGGATTATATTATCTTTACCAATATCTGTACGGTAGCACAGCAACATCTGTTGTATTAAATCTAATCCCATCAACGATTATTGATGCTAATCCAACTGATGCTATCACCAAGAAAGTATCAATACCCATAGCATCTGGCGGTGAAATGTCATTTGAAGGCTGGATATACATACGGGATTATTCAACAAAAATGAATCAAAACAAACATTTGTTCTCTCTTGGTGGAAATACATTTGATACCCTACGAGTATATTTAGCTCCAACAAGTTCTGATCTCCGGGTCCGAGTAACTTCCCAATCTGGTACTACATCCAACACGCCTTCTCAAAATCCTGCTGCCTATAGTGAGTATTTAACATCCAGTAAATCAACAGATGGTAAAACATTCTTTAATAGCATACAAGTGGAAGATCTTTTAGCATCGGCTATGCCAATGTGTGATGTAAAATCACTGGATTTACAGCGTTGGATTCATATTGTTGTAACTATGAATAATCGTTCAGTTGATACATACATTGATGGTAAATTAGCAAGATCATGTGTGCTACCGACCTTTTTCAAGGTGGAGAATATTGCTAATCTAGAAGCAACCGTATTAGCTTATGGTGGATTTGGAGGTAAAGTAGCAAATTTCAATCTTTATTCTTTGGCATTACCACCAGATCAGGTATATCATAAATATATGGCTGGTCCTAATGCTCCAACATCATTAACGGAGTATCTAAAATCTTTTTTTGTCCCCAGTGATGTGTCGTCTACATATTCTTATTAATTGCATAAAAATCAAATAAGATTTTAGATATTGACGTTAGGGAATGGAATTCAATACGGCGTCATCAAATGGTTTTTTAAATGGTAAGTCTATTTTCCAGCAATTTTTAATTGGTACTGTTGTATTAGTTGTATTATATTTATTTAATGTTGCTGTTGAAGCAATGTATAAGTATTTAGTCATTTTTAGTCATAGAAAAACAATTTTAATTAATGATACACTTTCTTCTGGTAGTACTAAGCAACTTGTTATGAATCCTAATGTACCTAATGCTAATTCAATCTACTTATCCGATAATGAACGCACTGGGCCAGAGTTTTCGTACAGTTTCTTTGTAAATATTGATCCAAGTACATTTGGTAATGAATTTGGTCTAAAACATATTATGCATAAGGGATATCCCAAAGAGTACCCTTTATTGTGCCCAGGTGTTTACATGCGAAATGACACTAATACAATGAGAATTTATGTGAATTCTTATAAGACATGGAATAATTTTGTAGAAGTTGAGAATTTTCCAATTGGTAAATTTGTCCATGTTGTAATTGCTGCTAGTAATGGATTGGTAGAGGTTTTTGTAAATGGCAATCTAACTAATAAATTGTCATTGGAGGGTACGTCTGTATATCAAAATTACCAAGATATTTATGTGTTCAGTCCTTATAGTGGTAACTTGCTAGCTTCTCAAATACCTTCACTTAATGGACAGAATTTTACAGTTCTGGGTACTGCTACGGGTATGATAAGCCGTCTAAAGTATTTCAATTATTGCCTTGGCTATAATGAGATTACACAGTTACTAGAGGAGGGGCCTTCAAGTCGTATGGAGGGACAATCAATGGGTGCAGCACCACCATATTTGATTGATACTTGGTGGACAACTCGTTATAATTAAAGGTAAAGCAGAGAGTAAGCAAGGGAGTTAGAACAGATAAAAATTTGCGCCTATGAATCACTCATGATTTTGATAAAAAGGGTAGGGAATGCCAGGTGGCGGTCTATTTTGCCTTGATTCATACGGAGCACAAAATGTGCTTCTAAGTGGCAATCCAGATTTTACATGGTGGTATAAAAAATATAAAAAATACTCACATTTTGCTGAAGAATCTGTAACACAACCGATGGATGGTCCGCAAGAACTGTTTTTTGATCAGCCAATTCAAATTCGCCTAAAAATACCGCGGTTAGCTGATTTAATACGGGATTTATACTTTGTATTTACTTTACCTGATATTTACTGCCGTTTCATAGATTTAACTCTCAATACAACGAGAGATTGTCAGCAAAATTTTGCCTGGGTTAATTATATTGGTGCTTATATAATTCAAAACTGCGCATTTTTTATTGGAGGGCAAAAAATTCAAGAATTTGATGGGACATATATGATAGCCAAAGCGCAATGTGATTATGATTTGGATCAGTATTCAAAATGGCTGAGACTCGTTGGAAATGTTCCAGAGCTCGTGGATCCAGCAAATGGAGATTATGCAGGGGGTGCTCTAGGAGTGGGCTATCCTATTGTTTTTCCTGACGCATCAGGTGGTAATTTTAACCGTCCCTCCATATTTGGCCGAGACATACAGGTACCACTTCCTCTCTGGTTCACTGAAAGTACGTTTGAATCTCTACCGCTAATTGGTCTCCAATATCATGAAGCAGAGATTCAGTTGACACTACGCCCAATTCAAGAACTATATCGTCTTCTTGATCCGTCAGGCAATATTGTTCGTCCAGGTTTCAAAGCATTTCCTACAAATCCAAGTCAGCCTATGATAATTCAATATTCACAAACGCAGTCACTCAGTGGTGAAGATATCCGCAATTTTCTGACTGATTGGGGAACTCCAGCACCCCTTTTAAACACATGGCCTCTTAATCCGCGAATTCAAATGACTTACATATATTTAACTGAAGAAGAGCGACAGCAATTTGCTACTCAGTCTCTGTCCTATCTTGTGAGACAAGTGACAACCTACCAATTCCCATCAATATTTAATAGGCAAATTGTGGAGCTCCAAACACACAATCCAATCAATCGTCTTATAGTACTTGGTAGACGAAGTGATGCTATACAGTTTCGGAATGATGTGGCGAATTTTACCAATTGGATAAATGTAAAAAAAGCACCCTTTTTATCCTCGGCAAGAGTTTACCCCCAGGCATTTACAGATTTTCAAATGACGGGACGGTATGTTCAGCAAGGACAAAAAGATATTTTAAGAACCTTACGTGTTTTAGGCGATGGTAATGAACTTCAGGAAGAAAAACCCGTTTCCTATTTTAATTCTGTTGTACCTTGGAAATATCTTACGGGCATACCAGAAAGTGGTATTTATGTCTATCCATTTGGACTGTCATCACCGAATACGCAACCTGATGGCAGTGTAAATAGTAGTCGTATTCGTCTATTTCAAGTAGATTTAAATCCATGGCCATTACCACTTGTTCAACCAACATCAACAATAGCCTATACATATGATATAACAATCTATGTTGAAAATCTCAACTGGGTTGAAATTAATTCAGGAATGGGTGGACTAAAATATGCCCTGTAATCTGCGAAATTATGGCGTATTCATCTTCTTATTTAATTACAAGATGAATGAACCTTCTTTTTTTATTCTTAAAAAAATAACTCTTGAACGCCCGTGGCTAGAAAGAGTTTTTAGAGGTAAATATATTGAATATACTCTTAATGACTCACCTCTTTTCTTCCTGAAATATTTTAAGGAAAATGGATACGGATTACCGAATATAATTGTATGTAGGGATATTTATGAACAGGAGGAAATAGCTGTTTACCTGACAAAAATCTTGAATATGTTTCAAAAACAATCTTTAAAAATTAATTTAATTCAATTGGGAGATGAATTTGGAGGAAAACTTTTTTTTGAATTGTATGAACATCCTGCTGTTAATAAAATTATCAGGAACTATTGCTATCCATATGAATGTAAAGAGTTTCCTGAAAAGGCTCTAGATAAAATATATTTTTTTCCTCTTGGAACATTACATTTTAATGAGGAAAATTCTCTTCCGAACTTTCAGGAAAGAACATTTGTTTGGAGTTTTATAGGAAGAAGATTTTTTGGAAGAGAATATGAACTATCTTTCTATAAAAATATTCAACCATCGCATTGCCATATAACAGATGAATTTCTATCACCTGATGCCTTGGGACCAAAAGAGTATCAGTATTTTCTAAAAAACACAAAATTTGTTCCAACAGTCTGTGGTTGTAACCCTGAGACTTTTCGGTTTTACGAAGCCCTAGAATTTGGAGCAATTCCGTTGTATGTAAGACAACCCTACGATGAAATTTACTGGTCATTTCTAAAAGTTCTTTTTCCAGAGCTTTTAGAAATATCATCTTTTCAGGAAGCTGTCAATATACTTTCATCAATAACAACCTATAAATCCCCTGAAGAATGGGAAAATTACCGCATAAGTCTTTACGATAGGTGGCAGAAGATTAAAGCAAGTCCGCTGGTAAAATTGGAAAATCTTGGCAAATCTTAGCAAATCTTAATAAACTAAGTAGGGGAAAAGGGTAATACCATGATTGAATCTAAAATTATTTTAACATCGGGTATTGTTCTTTTATTGGTAGCGGCATACAGTGTATTATATATTCGCAAAGAAGTTCATACTAATCCCTGGAAAGAGAAAAATATTCTTATAAAAGGTGATGAGAAACCGAGAATTTGGCTATACTACGACGTTAGTGATGTAAATAGCAGATGGTGGGCGGATTTTGGTGCCCGTTCATCTCGTGCTCTGAATATGTCTTTTCTGAATCTTTGCTATGAGACAATTGTTCGTAATAATAGCAATAACTATCGTATTGAAGTCATTGGAGGCCTAGCTGATCTAGGAAGATTACTTGGTGGAATGGAGTATCTTCCTTCCGGTCTAAGAGATAAAATTGCTCCTGTAAATGAGGCAGAAAGAAACTGGATTCGGTCAACAATATTGTCCAATTTTGGCGGACTCTGGTTATCTCCATATGTAGTTTCACTGAAACCATTTGGTAAATTACCTGAAAATAAGGCGGTGTTTTTTGGATCGGATCCAAATGAAACATATGTTGCTGAAAAATCCGATGTACCTCCTTCTTTCTATTGTGTTTGGGCTCCAAAAGCAAATATGCCATTATTCCGAGCATGGGAAGCATCATGCCGACACCGCATAGCCCCTTTTGAGAAAATTTATCCGAATGAGGCTCTCGTTTCAGGATTTCCATTTGAGCCATATCCTAAGAGAGGTGGTGAACAGATTCGTGGTGATGTAAATTGGGATTGGCAGGAAATAGTTCGTGCTTATTCCGATGAAATTATGGTGAATATACCAGCAGAACTTTCGCGCAAACGTGGTGGAAGACGTATACAATTGGAGGATATTCTAGCAGCGGGAACACAGGGTCGCCTACCTTTTGATGTTCCAAAAGATGCAATCTACCTACCTGTCCCTTGGACAGAGTTAAGAGAACGGGAAATGTTTGGATGGTTTCTAAGAATGAGTGAGGAGCAAATAAAACAATCTGACTTGGCCGTGAAATATTTACTGTAGACCTCCTTGATTAATATCCGCAAGTAAACTTCTTAATTCATGAATTGATCTCCACAAAACATTTTGGATTGAATATAGCGAAGTGTTTCCACTACAATATTCAATCCAGGCATTTAAGAGAAATGTTTTTGAAATAAGATTATCTCGCTTTGTTCCTGATCCATAAATATTGTATATTTGACGAAAATTCTCTAGAATATCCTCAAATGTATACCCTCGTTTCCATATATCAATTAGTATCTTACAACCATTCTTTTGATCCAAATTTACTAGTGCTGATACAAGCGGGACAAAAAGATTATAAAATGGAACTGAACAAAGATGATTAACTATTTCTATACTAATTTTTTTATTGTTAACCTGAACATAGTTTTTAATTAATGTTAAATAGCGGAAAATATCTGAAATATTATTACCACACATATTAATTATCATATACCATATTTCAGGTGTAAATTGACATTTTTCACGATCAGTGAACCCAATCTTATTAAGAATGTTATCAGTATTGTCAATAATATTTACTGGAGCAAGGGGTATATGAATACATCGTGATTGTATGGCAGATATTAAATCCTCGAATGACGAGCCGATAAAAAGAAAACGTGTTATATGGGAATAGGCCTCCATGGGGCGACGAAGTGCTTGTTGGCTAATTTGTGGGAAGGTATCGATATCATCAATTACAACCCAACGGTGTATATTAGGTAAGCTAATTTGACGAATAAACATACTTACTTGTCCACGAATAGTTTGAATACCACGATCATTATCAGCTGTGAGTAATAGACAGTTTTCATTTGATTCCTCGCCCCAAGTCTCAGCATCCTTTAATTCCTTTGAACGAGCATATTTTTTTAGAAATTCACGAGCAAGAGTTGTTTTACCTGAACCAACAGGACCAGTAATGAATATATGTGAATTTTTACAAAGAGGATCATCGATTAATTTTATCAATTTATTCCAGGCTTCTTCCTGACCAATTAGGTCCATACAAACTAAAAATATTCAATTAAAATTTTTAGGTTGTCCAGATAAAATTATCAAATAAGGGTCTAAAATAAACGCAATTGTACATAAAAGTAATGTCAGGAAGAAGTTCCTCTAATCTATATAGTGTACTGGGTCTAGATAAAGATGCTTCAGCGAAAGATATAAAAAGAGCCTATTTTGATAAAGCCAAAGTTCTTCATCCTGATAAGGGTGGTGATCCTGAAGCTTTTAAGGAAATTCTGCGGGCTTATGAAACCCTGTCTGATTCTGAAAAGCGAAGTTTTTATGATATGACAGGGCAGGTGCCAGGTGAGAATGGGGCACCTGATAATGCTGGAGGAGGTATGCCTCAGGGATTTCCTTTTGGTATGGGAATGCCTGGAGGTGCGCCTGGATTTGCCTTTGATATTAATGAATTATTTGGAATGTTTGGCGGTGGTGGTGGCGGTGGTGGCGGATCCAGCAGAAATCGTAAATTAGGTAAACCGCCACCAAAAGTTGAAAATATGTATATGGATCTTCGTCAGTTTTATAATGGAGCAAACTTCAATATCCACCTCGACCGTCAAAAAATATGTAAAAAATGTGACGGTACTGGAGCAGATTCAAAAGAAAATTGTTCTCAATGTGGTGGTTCAGGTAAAAAACAGCAAGTAATGATGATGGGAAATATGCAGATGATTAGTACTGGTCCTTGTCTTGCTTGTTCAGGAAATGGCTGGAAGGCAAAAGGAGTATGTAGTGATTGTTCAGGAACGGCAAAACTTACTGAAAAGAGAAAAATAAATTTTAGTCTAGTTCCTGGTATGAAAACACGCGAAACTATTATTCTATCCGAAGTCTGTTCTGAAATGATAGAATTTGATAGGCCTGGAGATTTACATGTTATTTTTCATTTGAAGGAAACATCAGGAGGATGGCGCCGTATTGGTCAAGCCGAAGAACATCTCCTTTATGAGCTGACCATTAATTTGGCAGAATCATTGCTAGGATTGGCCGTACAATTATACGGTCATCCAGGTTATCAGGAGGGATTATTTCTACGGATCCCAGGAGCAATTAATGGAGATGTTTTTTGTTACGAGGACCTTGGTATGCCAATAGTTGGTCAAAGTGGTAAATTTGGAAAAGGATATGTAAGAATATTTGTGAGTCCTGAGAGTGATGAGAGAGAATTATTGTTTGTTAAGGCGAGAGTGGAAAATGGTCCAAGTCTAAAAGAACTTTTTAGTAGCCGTGTCAGGAAAGTTACAATTGGCCCTGAAACAGAATTTAATGACACGGGATATTTATCAAGTTTAGCTGGAATTTCTGGTGTTTAGACCATCTCAGGTAATGGAAAATCGTCATCTTTGTCTTCATCCCAATATTTTCCACTACGCGAGCGGGGACGTCCCAGTGAATTATTACAATAGCAAATGTCCTCACAGCAATATTTACAAAATTTAATGGCAGTAAATATTGAGAATACAAATATTACAAAGCAGAAGCTAATAGCATCTGTTGGAACCATTTTACATAAAATATTACTAGTAGAATTATTAGTAATATTTTATTGTCAATTTTTTTATATTAGATGTTTATAATACATTATCTCGTGCGCGGGCAGCAATTCCTTCGGCAGATGATGGCATTTTCATATATTCAGGATTGAGACCTGCCATTTGGTAACCACGGGCATCCAATAACATGGCTGGAGCATTAATAGATGAATATCCTAGGGCACCGCCATTACGTTTGCGGTTGCGTATAGTACGACGACGATTGCGACGTTCACGGCGACCACGTGTACGACGGCTACGTTTACCGCCACTTGTTGGTGCTGATGCGGGTGCTTGACCTATAGGGCGGACAATTAGAGGCGTATCGCCACCATCTTTTAATCCTGCAATCTCAGCATACGCGCGATTCAGACCCTGAGTATGGGCAGAAGGTGCTAATTTAGAATCTAAAACAGAACCCGTAATCTGAGACATTGGGGCACCAGTAGAATTTTCCTGATAACCAGCACCTCCATGTTGTGCCGTATGGTATTTGAAATAATCAGCACCCTGACGGAGTGATGCCTTGGATGGCCAGTCTTCTGCTAAGCTATACGAAACGGATGCTGGATTCAGGATAGTTTCTGCACCACCTGTCATATTGCGTCTGTTGCGACTGCGGCGATCACGGCGAGTATTACGGCGAGTATTACGGCGATTACGTTTTACCATTATCTATATCTATTATAGAAAAAATGGAAGAGTATCAGGATCAACAACAATATCCTAATGAGGCTGAATGGATGAATAAAATAACAAATGACACAATATGTAACTTTTATTATGTATTTTTTGTTGTATATGCTGTCCTATTGGGTCTGACATTAATTAGTTTTGTAATAATGCTCTTTGTAGCAAAAGGTAATCGTGTCTTACAGATCTCAATAGGCATTCAAAGTCTGCTAATTGGTGGCCTTGCCACAACATTTATGTTATTTTTCTACTTAATGTGCGATCGCGCACTACTAAGTAAACGCAAAGTTACATTATCAGCTTAGTACAAGATCTTCAATATCTCCACTATTTGTAATAAAGAATACGCGTTTACCGCGTCGCACTAGACGATTTGCTAGTAGATCATAACGTGTTGTACGTGCTCCTTGAAATATAATGGCAATTGTACATTCTTTTTCTAAACGTCCATCGCGAACAATTGCCGCTGATTTACCACAGCGACGAAAATCAGCATCGAAAATCTGATGAGGGATTTTTAGAGATTTTG